TACATAATCCATTTAATCTTGTATGTGCAAACTCCCTCACTAAAGCAACATCATCAAGAATTCCACTTCTCCCATCAAGATAGGTTTGTGGACTATTTTCGATCTCACCTCTAGTTTCGTTTATTTTTTTATCAATTGCTCCTGCCATTGTATCCCTATGATAACGGTCCTGAAAATGGTACTGGTGGTGATCCTGGAATTAAACCACTTACTACCCAAGTTTTTGTCCATGTGTCTAAAATACTTGCTAAGTCATTAGCAAAATTCATACCAGATGCTGCGTATTTACTAAACAACTGCATCAGTTCTGGTGTATGTGATGGTGCTACAATTGGTGGACCTATTTGTTGTCCACTCATAAATGTCAATGCCATTGTTGTTAATTGAGTTGCGATTTGCGATCCAATCATAATTCCAGTTGGTAATTGTGATGCAAATATTCCTCCTATAGCAACACCAGTAGGTTCATTCATTACATTGGCCGCAGGAAATCCCCCTGCGTTTTGTGCCATTAACAAATAATTTTTAAATGCTTTTGCAATATCTTGTCCTGGCTTTATTGGAGTAGGAGCGGGTCCTGCAAAGACCCCAGCCAACTCTCCAAATAATACTGCTTTAACTAATGCCATTATTCAAAACTAAGTCCTATTTTTAACGATTTCAATAAACTAAGATTTATAGATCCAGGAGGCATTGGAGGTCCAGACGGCCCTGTTCCAGTTGGATGAGTATGTTGTGTTAAGATATCTATCAACTCATCAAATGCTTCCTTCATTGAAATAACTAATCCTTTAACTTTAACCTTACCAGACACACCAATACTAACTTCACCTAATAAACCTTCCATACCTGCCGAGCCAGTATTCCCTAATGTGAGAGTAGAAAGTAAAGAATTCATTGTAGCAGATCCTGACAATCCCAAGGTCATAGATGCAAGTAAACTGGAAAATTTAACATCACCTAAAAGTGCATTACCTTCAATTCCTCCCAATCCTAAAACTGAATCAAATTTAATATCTCCAAGTGGCATAATAGACATACTAGCACCCAAACCCCCCATTCCTAAATTCATCTCAATTCCACCAGATATTAAATTATCTGTACATTCAAATCCTATTTTTCCTAACGTGGCACTTCTCTTTGCCCCATACCCCATTTGAGCCGCAGGTAATAATCCAAACACCGATTCATTAATGGAATCTGTTGCATTAACTGCAAATCCACCACCAGTTTGTATACCTGCTCCACCTTGAGTATTGATACTATAAGAACCAGATCGTACTTTATAATTTCCACCAACTTGTTTAGTCTCGTTCCCTACAGTCTTTTCAGTATTTTCAGCCGACTTCTTTACTATGTTTACATTATTAGCAGTAAGAGTAAGAGACTGACTTGCAACTAAATTAATATCAGACGCATTTAGTTCAATCTCACCAGTTGCATTCTTAACATAATATCTCCCATCATTTACTTCTAATGCATTATCTCCTTGAACTACTTCTTGTTTAGTTCCTTTGATCAAAGTTTCTGAAGAACCATCTACAGTCAAAAAATCATTAGATTCAATATGTTGATATCTCGCACCTAATATGATATCATAATAATTATTAACAACCTTCTCAACTTTAATTCCAGTAGGATGAATTTCTGTAAATGTTCCAGTACGATGATACCAATGCATCCTTTCCCAATTAGGTGTATCATCCATTTCAATTACATGACCACTCTCTGTCTGGTGAACATGATTGTATGGATATCTTGCTGCCCATGAGGTTTTTGGTTCATCCCAACTTCTTCCAGAAGCAGTAGGTATTTCTAATTGTCCTGCTTTTCTATTTTCTAACTTTTCATATACTATACCAGAAACCCTTGGATCACTTGCATCGGTATTCCCTCTAGTTCCTCTTGCCAATCTATTTGTAGTTGGCTCCTTCAAATAGTTTAAATTTCTAGTTACTGAAATATCAGTATTACCTAGACCAGTATCAGGAAATGTTGATCTAATAGGATTCTCTACTACCTTAACAGTAAATTGTGCCTTCTCAACATCATCTTGTAAAGTTTTAACATTAACTGCATTTGCGAGAGTAACCGATTCAGATATTTGTACTGTTTGTGAATCTTCAGATGGATTAGGATTTGCATCATGGATAATAGATGCAGGTTCTCTCGGCACCATATCTGTTGCCGGATTATAGGCTAAATCTCTTGATCCTTGTTCGTCCTCAAACAACGGGTGACCAATATCTCCACCCTCTAATCTTGGATCAAAAAATCCTCTACCACCAATTCCAGTACCATCGTTATTAACTCCCTTGGCGTCCAATTCTGGAATACCACCAAGTGTACCAAAGAACATTGGTTCTTGTCCTGCATCACCATCACGATAAAATCCAATAACCCAAGTTCCTTCTACCGGGCCGAGAGGCGTAGTTCCTACCCCTGTTTGGCTTGCTGAAGTAATAGGAGCTACAGGATATGCCCAAGGTAATGAATGAGTAGGCATCGCGTTCTTATCTTCATCGTGCCATCCTAAAACTCTAACTCTACATCTACCAAGATATAAAGGATCATGGCGATCTTCTACCACTCCCTGCCACCAAGTGAATCCTTCTTTTCCCATAAAATATGACATATCTACCTTGGTCCTGAAAGTTTAGCTGAAGTTTGTTCTTGTGATGTTGGAGTAATCCTAGCAGAATCTGCTGAAGAAGACTCTGCATTAACACCCGAATGTAATGAATCCTTAACGGCTTCAAATTCTATTTCATATTTCTCATTACTAAAATGATGCCTTAATTTAGTAATTAAATAATACCCACTATAATACTTATGGGGTGTAGCTGGCGCATCTGAATCTCTATCCGTTGTATCAGTTGTTGGTAACTTAAATTCAATTAAATCACCTATACATCTAGTAGACATTCCTGGCGCCCTAATATTAACCTTAACATTTTCTAATTCTTGTCTTTGTACCAATCCAGATTGCATCCATTGTTCTACCCTATTGGATATAATATTCATATTTCCTTTTGGTGTACCATGAACTCCCATAGAACCTATGTCTTCTTTAAATCTCACCTCATGGGCAAAGTTTGTTGGATAGAAACATATATGTCCGTCTGGAAACCCTAAAGCATCTTGATCTGGACTACATAATTTTCCTTTACCCAAATGAGTAAAATCATCAGAGAATTTCTTTGCATCCGCTGCTGTTTTCTTAACCTCTGTAACTGTAGTTGCTCCTGTAGCAGGATCGTGTTCGACCTTTTGTTCAAGATTTTCTGGATCAACATAATTAAAATCCATAGTATCATATTTCATTCTAACCAAATCATGTGTCAATAAACGATTTGCGTACATCCCCTTTTGTAAATTTTGAACAACATCAAAATTAGAAGTAAAATTATAACTACTAACCGAAATCATTTCTACTGCAGTATCCCTATTAGGATCTTTATGCATATGTAATCCTTTAGGTTGAATAGTATACACTTCTTTTACTGGATTTTCTGGTGCAGTATAAATCATTTCAGCACCTTCTTCTGCTCCTTCTGCTGAACGATATCCCATACCACCACCACTCATTAAAGTTTCAATTGAAACAAAATGAAATCCTTTGACTGTTTCATAAAATACAAATGATGATCCTGCTGCATGCTTACCAGAAGAGATTGCCCTACTAGCAAGGAAGTTCATGGCTTTGAAGGGTGTATAATTTGGGATAATCAAATTAGAAAGATTCAAAGTGGGTTCAATGAATATTTTTTTAGAAAGTGGTCTACCTCTTTTAAAGACTTGTTCATATAATTCTTTTACCATACGAGAAATCCTAACAGGAAATTCCCAGGCCTTCCTAACTTTTCTTTGAGTGTTTATAATAAATTCTTCTGAAATAAGATACAAAGTGAACATAACTCCACCCTCACTCAATTCTGTACTTGGGCTAATTTTATATACTCTAAATTTTAAATTAATAATTCCATCTGGTTCACTCCCCAAAAACGGGCCGGGATTAATAGATTCCGCTCTTTCCTTCTTAATCCCTTTAGTTCTAAGATGTAAATGAATTGATTCTTCACCAATTATTGGAACGTGTTCTCTCAGACCCACACCATCGGTCATAGTAATTGATGCGGTAAGACAATTAGCAAACATATCTTCATAGATATTTAAATCCGACCAGTTCAATCTAAGATCGATAAATCCCTTTCTATTTGGGGAATGTAGTTCGAGTTTTATAATTTCATAATCGCCAGGAAAAGCAGGCATTTCTCCCTGCTTCGCCTTCTTCAACATTTTAGATTTTGTACCGTGATCTTCTGTACTAGTTGTAATTGATGTACTTTGTTTTCTTCTATCTAAAACTGTACCAAAAGATTTTCTATCGGATGGATCAAATGATTCTACGCTCATAGGTTACTCGTATTTCTCAGAATGTTCTCCAAAAATTGTGGCCGCAAATCGAGGATCAACCAACTTAATATCTCTCTTTTTTTCGTTTTCCTCAGTCTCCCACTCAAAACAATATACTATTCCTCTTTTATCATTATCTAAAGTATTGTAAGTAGTCAAATCAATTGTTAAATTCTTTTGTTCTATTGCATCAATAGTTCCAGTTGCCTCAACTCTAGGTCTTACGATACGTTCATAATGATGTATTTTATTCTTCGCCGCATTTATAGACCCATATTTATTTTTAATATAAGTAACAAATTCTCTTGATCCCAATGGCCATTCATAGATAGGATCATGGATATTATTAATAAGAAAAATCAACCAAGTGTATTTCACATCACCATAGTAATTATATGCAGTGACATCAGGTCTTTCATTTTCTGGAATACTATATGGATGATATGCAACAATAGCATCACCAACAATATTTTTAAATTTCGCCCTTGTTAATACATTAATTACTGTTCTATATTTTGGTGGACTAGTACCAGTTATATTGTAATCGATTTGTGGGTAATGAGCAAAAAACTCTGACATAATTCTCCTTAAAAACCTTGATCTATTTTATCTCTGGACATTACTTCTATTTCCATAAAAGTCAATTTCATTTCTGTAGTAACTGGATGACCGCTTTGATCTGCAAAAAACAAAGGAGTATCTTGTGTGGCATAATTAACATCACAGGCGGTCAATACAGACCTTCCTATTTTAAACATTGTACCATTTACCTTTTTACCTGAAACATAATAATCTATTGTAAACTCGTCTGGATATTGAAAATACATTGATGCTGCGGTAGTAGAATCTCCTCCCTTATGTCCTGGTAACATTGCTTTTTTGAATTCTCTTACAATACTATTAACCGAACTAGCTTCTTGAGGGTCATCTGGAATCATTTTAAAAGTAAAACCATGTTCTCTTAATTGTGTAGGTCCTTTATATGCAGCAACCATATATGGATTAACAACCGCGCCGGTTGTTTGTTGTAACATAATCTTCGCACCTCCTGCTCCTTGCCCCATTGCACCAGTTGCTACAGAAGCTAATACTTGAGATTTATCTTCACTTTGACCAGCCGCAGCTTGTGCGTTAACCGCTGCATCAACTGCAGACCGATCTCCCCCCGTTCTTTTAAACATCTCTAAGGCTTTTCCTTGTACGGCTCCCAAAGATGCAGCCTCATATTCTGCTTTATATGAAGTTGATAATGCATCGCCAGGAATGTATAAAGCAATATCTAATGTTTGTTTATTTTTATTCTTAAAACTATATCCCTTAAAAGAAATCCAATGAGAATTAGTTCCTTTACCGATACTGTGAGGATAATTTAAATATGTAGTAGCATTAGCTTGGGCGGTTTGGGATCTGCCTCTTGTTTGTTGACTAGTAGTATTGAATGACTCAACGCTCATTCTTCCATCTCCATAAATGGGTTAATAAAATAAGGATTCTATATATTTATATGGCATACAAAGGAAAATTTAGACCACAAAATAGAGACAAATATAAAGGGAATGCTAGTAACATTCAATATCGATCAGGGTGGGAATTAAACTTTATGAAATACCTTGATCGACAACCTGAAGTTTTGCGTTGGTCTAGTGAAGAGATCATTATTCCATATAAAAGTCCAATCGATGGTAAATGGCATCGTTATTTCCCCGACTTTTGGGTTAAAACATCTAATGGGGAAACTTTAATAGAAATTAAACCTAAAAAACAGACAAAACCACCCAAACACAATCCAAAACATAAAAGACGATACCTCAGAGAAGTCAAAACATACGCAATAAATGAAGCAAAATGGAAAGCAGCAGAAAGAGTATGTGAAGAAAGGGGATGGTCTTGGAAAATAATAACAGAAGACACACTTCAAACTAAATAGTTATATTATGGCACTACAACCTTACAACGAATCCTATTTGGACAAATTAAAATCTGCATTGAACACAGGATCTATCTCTGCCAAGGCAAGGGCAGCAGGAGATTGGTTTCGACAAACAATGTTGAGGGCAAGGGGAGAATGGAAAGCAGCGGTTTCACAAGAAACACCAGAAACACTACTGAGTAGACAAACAACCGCTTCAACTCAGATAATAGGGAAAATGTATTTCTTTTTGTACAATCCTAAACACAAAAAGACTCTTCCTTATTATGATAGATTCCCTTTGATTTTTCCAATAGAATTCTATAATGATGGTTTCCTTGGATTGAACTTTCACTATCTACATCCAAGAGATAGAGCAATTCTTATGGATCAATTGAAAACATTGGCTAATAACAAAAGGTATGATGCAACAACAAAATTATCAATAACTTATAATATGTTACAAGGATTCAGTAAATACAAAAGGGCAAGACCTACAGTACATAAATATCTAAGTAACCACGTACAATCAAAATTTGTACGAATTGATGCTGATGAATGGGAAGTCGCACTTTTTCTACCAGTAGAACGATTTTCTAAAGCAAGTAAACAAAAAGTATGGTCAGACAGTAAAAGGATGTTTTAATGGCAACAAGCACAACAGGAGGATTTTCACCAGATACATTTTTAGCTAAAGCCGGACAAATGGGCGGATTAGCAAGAAAATGGAAATACTCTGTACAAATAATTCCACCCTCCGGATTGGCTCTGGATGGCATGGCAAGTGAAATAGAATTCTTAGCCATGACAGTTCTAATGCCAAGAAAAGGGTTTAGTACAACAGAACATAGAACATATGGAATTAATAAGACTTTACCTTATGAAACTACATATGAACCTATTCTTTTGACAATGATGAATACTAATGATTGGAAACCTAGAAAATTTTGGGATAGATGGTTAGAATATATCCAAAAGCCTGATAGTCTTGATTTGGAATATTGGAGAAATTATACTGGTACAGTTACTATAAGTTCATATTCTGACACCGCAGAATCCCCTATGCCAGGTCAAGAGGATTATTCAGTAGAATTAATACGAGCTTGGCCAGAATCAATAAGTGCGTATGGATTTGGATGGGATCAATCAGATATAGCAAATTTTGAAATATCTCTTCGTTATCTTGAATGGAGAGAAGTATAACTTTTATTATAGGAGAACATTATGGCTTTACCAAAGGTGAGCACAGCAACTTACACCTTGAAAATTCCTTCAAGTGGTAAGGAAGTTACATATCGGCCATTCCTCGTTAAAGAGGAAAAACAGTTATTAATGGCAATGGAAAGTAATGATACTAAAGTGATGGCTAAAGCAATGAGTAATATTGTTTCGGCTTGTACAGAAGAAGAAATTGACATGGATGATTTGGCACCATTTGATTTGGAATATTTCTTTCTAAATCTTAGAGCCAAATCAATTGGAGATGTAATAAAACTTCAAATGAGAAGACCTGATAATATAAATTGTTGTGAAGCTTCAAATGAGGAAGATTTTTGTGAAATAGAAATTCCTGTTGAAAATATTAATGTGGATACTTCCAAAATGGTTGATCCTAACTTAAAGATAACCAAAGATATTGGAGTAAAATTAAAGTATCCTCGATTTGATCAAGTACAAGGAATGGCAACAGATGCTAATGAGTTAAAAGCTGAAGACATCTTCAAAATGATAATAAATTGTATTGATCATATTTCACAAGGTGATGAAATATATAAAGCAAAAGATCATACAAAAAAGGAGTTAAATGATTTTATAGAATCATTAAATTCTGAACAATTTTTAGGAATTAGAAACTTTTTTGAGGGGATGCCGAGATTAAGACATGATATATCTTGGGAATGCCCAAATTGTAAAAAGAATGAAAAAATAACCTTAGAGGGATTAGAATCTTTTTTCGGATAGGGCTGAGCCATGATAATTTGGAAAACCACTACCAAACTAACTTCGCAATGGTTCAGCATCACAAGTGGAGTCTAACAGAACTAGACAATATGATACCCTTTGAGAGACAACTATATGTTCTACTGTTACAACAATGGATTAAAGATGAAAATCAAAGATTAAAAGAAGAACAAAGGAAAATGAAGTAATGGCTACATCACCAGCAACGGCAGCACTACAAGTTGATATCAATGATTCAATTGATGGGGTAAGAAATGCGATCAGGGGATTATCCCTTGGTATGTGGAAAATGCATAAAGGTCTTACTTCTTCTTTACGTTCAGAATTTTCCGCTCAAAATAAATTGCTGGGATGGCAAGGTAAAAACCTCCAACTAATTGCCCAAGCAATAACCAAAACCAGCGCCGCACTTATTAAACAACAAGCAGATCAATTCAGAGCTCAACAAGAAACCATGAAGGAAGCCTCTAGAACCAAAGGGGATGCTGGTGGAGTCAAATCAACTGATAAAAGTATACAATTAGACATTTCCGATCTAGGGTCTATATCTGGAATTGCGGCAGCACTTTCTGGATTAGCTATTGGATTCCTCGCACAAATTTCTGCACCCGTCATGGCACTTGCTGAGTCAATAAAAGGTGGTTTAGTCAAAATCGGTAGTGCTTTTAAGAAAAGTAAAAGTGTAATGTGGATTACAAACCAAGCCAAAATTTTTTGGTGGCATATAAGAATGGGAACAGCAATAATCCAAAACAAATTTCGGGCATTTAGGAATACGGTTGCAGGATTTTTCAAGAAACCTTTCGTCACTAATAAACTAATATTAGGGATCAGAAATGCTGTTTTAGGTCCTTGGAAATTATTGGCAAAAGGACCTGTTGCACTATTCAAAACAATAGCGGCAGATGTGAGAGCATTCATGGGAATGTTTAAAGGATCAGGTACAGGGTTTCTTGGAAAGCTTAAAAACTTCTTTACTAATTTCAAAGCAATGTTCAGTATGAAAGGGGGATGGATTGATGATGTAATGAAAGCCGTAACAAAGTTTAAAGGAGTATTCCAGTTCTTTATGAAGATAGGTAGATTCCTTG